CAATGAATGAAGAACAACGTCAGTCAGCTCAATCCCTTATTAAGCATTATGAACAAGCGCGTTCCGGCAAAGTTGTAGGGAGTGTCGGCTTACAGCATCGCTCCTCACCAATAAGTTATAGCAATGAAAGTAGCCAAGATTATGCGATTTACACACCGAAAACAGCAAATGGTCACGATCTCTACGTTCATTACTTAGAAACTCGTTCCCCTTATGACAAAGAAAGTCTCATTTCTCGCCGAATTGGCGTAGGAACAGAGCTCAATTTCTATCCACTCCAAGTGAAAATGGAAAGCGGGAAAGGCGTTAAGCTTAATGATAAAGCCTATTTCTCTACAGAGGCAAATTATACCCTCAATCAACATTGGTCATTTAATTTAAACGCCAATATTAATGGTAGTGGTACTCCAGTTAAAGCCATCAATAAAGGGGTGTATACCAAAGATATTGGTTTCTCTACCACATATTCCTATTCCGATATTTTCCAAGCTGGGCTAGGTGGTGGCGTCATGAAATTTGATGACGGCAACTTAAGAAAAGAAGCCAATTTCTGGTTGAATCTCTGTAGCCGCTCGCGAATTTTGGGAAACGCAACCGCTAAAAGTGGGAATTTGGAAAAATCTGTTATTTCCCATTTTAAGCGAATTTTAACCGCTAATTTTGAGAAAATAAAACGCCCTTTAAATTAACTTTGAAGGGCGTTTAAATTTTAGAATTTATAAATCAGGTTGTCTTCATATTTGCCGGAATAACTTGCTGAAGCATTTACCACTATTCTTTTAGCTCCCGCAAATGACTCCCAATTATCTACTTGCTGTTCTTGGGTGTACTCTATAAACCTAATGAATTCAGACTTTGTTGAACTAAAGAAGATGTAAGGCGGCCTTGTTAAATTGATAAGCCTTAAGAAGTCTATTAGGTCAAAATAGGTTGCTTGTTTATAGCTTTCCTGTCGAGTGCATAGGTATGGCGGATCTAATATAAATAATGTCTTGGGATTATCTTTAAATTTTGGCAATAAAACATGAAAAGATTCCCGTATTACCTCAATGTCATCTAAATATCCTATGGCTTCAGGGTAGTCTGATTGACGAATACAATGCCAAAAATCTTTGCTATATAGCTCGTCCAGTGAAGCTACTTGTTGACCGCTAAAAAGCAACCAACTGGATAGTGAATTCAGGTCTAAAAAACCATTAAAATTATTGATTTTATTTATAATTTCTTGCTTTAAGTGTTTGCTTATCCGCTTATTTTTTGGTATAATCCCATCGACAGTTTGATAGAGTATTTCACGTAAACGATTTATATCGCTTATGTGTTTTAGCCTGTCTGAATATCCGTCAAAATCATTATAGATTACTCTTGCCTTTGGCTTAATTCGTTTAGCTGTGTGGCTTAATAAACCACTCCCTCCAAACACGTCTATAATCGTCCAACCTTCACCATCATTATGGATGTTTTCCATCAGCACGCGTTCAAAATGCTTTAAGAACATTCTTTTTTGTCCGATAAATGGTAATGGGGCTTGCTTGAAGTTTCTTTGGGCTTGATTTGCCATAGTGTTTTCCTTCTTATCTATGGCGTTCCGGTGTTCTTGACACTCCGACACTCAAATCAAGTTAATTAATATGGTTAATGGTTTTACAGCGACTACATTTTATTTCTAAACGTTTCACTGTGCCGACTTTTGCCAATAATTTGTTGCAACATTGGCAACGGATCTCTTTTAAATTCTGCATATACTTTCCCATTTTTAGCGGTTTTGTTAAAATACCGCCTGCCTCGCGAGGTAGGCGGCATATAGCTATATGCAGGCTCATTCTGCTTAGCTGGCATTATCCGTGTTCCCGCACAGATAGTGTCGCCGTCTTTATTCCTGAACTACATCTAAATCACTTGTACAATCTGCATAAAACGTACCATCCGCATTATGCCAGTGGCTAGGTGGTAACTCATCACCGTTATGCTCAACGATTAATAATTTACCAAATGGGCTCTCATAGACGATAGTGCCAGCATTGCCGTTACGTAATTTTATTTTGTTACCAATTTTCATACTGTTATCCTTTTTTAAAAATTGCTGCCAGTTGATTTGGGCTAAAACGCCAACCTTCATCGCTGTTATAAATTGCGTTAAAGCACCATTCTGAGCAAAAATATTTGCTTCGTTTTTGCTTAATCCCAAGAACAACTCCTAACGCGCCCCACCAGTCATATTTAGCGCCTGCTGTGCGGTTGAAATAAGATTTAATCTGCGCCTCTGTTACATTCTCAAGGCAAATCAAATCCCACTTGTCTGCTTCAGGTAAATCAATCTGCTTACATCGAACGCCACCATCGCGAACCGACGCGGAATAACAATCAAACATAACTCGGTGCTCGTAATGGTCGCCTTGAGTAAATTCCAACCGCTCAACAGCTATCTCGCAGTGTGAGTATTGGCCTTTTGTAAAAAAGCGTGTTACCGCATCGGCCAAGGCTTTAAAAGGCTCTTTTAGAAAGCTGCGTTTGTATTTATAAAACGCAAGATAGATACGGTTAGCCATTGTTATAAGCCTCCATCAAGTGATCCATTTGTTTGATGATGTCATCATAGATTGACTGCATTTGCTCAAGTGTGAGATTAGGTGCTTTGAGCTCATACTTACGCATGCGCTGGTTAGCAAGCTCCATTTGTAGTTTTTCCAATCCTGCTGCTTGCACCAAAATCAAATCTGTTGCCGCTTTGTTGTTTAAACCTGCGCGTTTGGCAAAATCTGTAATATAACGGCTACAGTCACCTTGATAGTTTGCTGCCTTATATGCTTCCGCTGCTGTTTGGCGTTCTCGGTACTCACTCTCAAAACGCGTCCACGTGCTGTAAATTGTTGCAGCGTAGCTGTCAATTTGCTCGATTAAACGGTTACGTTTTTCTGTTAAAAGTGCGGTAAGTTTTTCGGGCGGTATTACCCATGCTTTGCCGTCCCACTCAGAAAGCTCGCTTTCGGGCTTAACCACCGTGTACCCATCAGGGATTGAGCCAAACTCACTAATCACCAACGATTCTTTTGTTGTTGTTGAGTACACTGTTTCACCAATATGGTTTTCAATGTATTCCCACGCTTCGCCTGTCCATTTCGCGACAAAGCCTTTTTTATCTTCTGGTGGATCAATATCAACACAACCGGCAGGCATTAAATAAACACCATTATCTGCTTCTTCGGGGGATAAATCCGCGTCCGTTTGTCCAGCATAAATGCCTTGCTCATCTAATTGGCATACTTTTTTTGTTAATGGGTAAGTCATGGTTTATCCTTAGTATTTAATACAAGCTAATAATGCGACGTTGCGCGGTCTGTTTTCGCTTGCGGTTGGTACCACTCTTGATGCATCAAAATCAAATGATACAGATTGCTCGCCCCAGCCGCCCTGGTCTCCTGACCATTGTCTTTGTTGATACGTTGTCCCTATTGCACCAGACGCAATCATTTTGCCCTCAAGTACTTGGTTACCGCTGCCCATAGCGGAGCCATCTAATTTACCTGTAATATTACGGATAGCATCGCCTTGAGCAGTCCCCAATCTGCGCCCTCTATCAATATTTCGCCCTTCATCTAGGCCGCGTAAAAATTCACCGCGTAAATCAGGTAAGTTAAAAGTAGTTCGGCCGTCGCCTGCGCCGAATGTTGTCCCTATTGCAGCAAATAGTGCGGCGTATGTTGTACGGGATACGGCTGCACCATTCGCTTTGAGCCAACCGCTTGGCGGGGTTGAGCTGGCAAAAAAAGCAATTTCACCAACAAGCTCGCTTTTTAACTGGCGAGTGTTTGCGTTATTATTTGCATCACTTGCTGTGCGCTGCGCCGTATCAGCGGCAGTTTTTGCCTGATTCGCACTTGTTTGTGCTGCATTAGCTTTTGATACACCATCATTTGCCGTACGTTGTGCTGCATCCGCTTTCGATACACCATCATTTGCTGTGCGCTGCGCCGTATCAGCGGCAGTTTTTGCTTCCACAGCTGCATTGTATGCGATTTTCACCGCTTTTGGGGTTGCTGCATCTTGCTCACTATCACTTGCGGTTTGCGAATTAAGTTTAACAACGCCTTTAGCGGTTACAGATGCTAAAGGAAGTTTATGAGTATGTCCGGTTTCATCAGCCGTACTTATGCTTTCTGCTGTTAAATCTTTCGGTGCAGATTTCTTACCAAATAGCTCTAATGCCTTTTTAAGCCATAATGTACGATTGGCGAGCTGTTTGGCTGGTTTGTTCGTAATGCCATTTTCACCGCCCAATACAGGATCGTTTTCTTCAATTTGATAAACTCCGTCTTCCCACTTTTCTTGTTCTTTTAAATTAGCCATAACTATCCTTTAAATGAGGTTTAAATCTAGTTTGAACCGTGGTTATAACTGCCGTTATAACGGGCTTTGTTGTTGTAACGTAGCGGTACGGATTTATAATCCAGTACGGCTAATGTGCAACGTGCCGGGGCAAAATTACGTAAAATCTTACGTAGTTGTTGCGCTTGGTTATTAGTAATAGGTTGATTTAAGCGGATGGCGTAATATGCCCATTTGTCGCTTAGCGGTATCGTCTGCACAAATTTATGCTCATAAGTCCGTGCTTTTAACCCTTCATCAATTTCAATTTCACCGAAACCTAAGCGCCGCAACACTTCACGAATCGACCATGGCGTGCCTTTGTAACGATGCAATTCGATCGCGACCTTAATTAAACTGCGTTTCGAATTATCACTTTCGGCTAAAAACGCGCCGTCATAACCAGTCACACTCCATTTTTCAGCAAGTAAAGGAATAAACTCATCATCGAGTAATTCAACTAAGGTAGTCATCACTTTACTTTTATCTAGATCTCGCATACGAGCGCTTAAATCTGCCAAGGTTTTGTATTTGGTTTCACGCTCAATCACATCCGCATAAGTCAAATTAGCCATTGCTTCGCTCCGGTGCGACGTCGATATTGATAGCGGTGCAGTTTGCCCATTCGGTTTCACCTACGATGATTTTTGCTGGGGTTATCAGATTCACGTCATACACGCCATCGACACGCAATGCGCTGATAATGGCAGACGGCACAACGTCAATGCCGAGTTTTTTGGTTTTATCGGATAAATACAATTGAAGCGCATCACGGGCTTTGGTTTTCACAATGTCTTCGCGGTAGCCGTCTAGTAGCGTTAATGTGGCGTTGATTTGGTAATCACGCTTAGTCGGTGCAATCACTTCGACGGTATCGCATAACGGACGGCGGCGTTCCGGGCTAATGTATTGCTTTACATCATTAAGCAAACGACTGTCTGGCAAGCCTGTTTTTGTGAGCACGGTAATGCGCACTAAACCGCCGCGCGGATTGGACACATTCACATCGGCAATATCTTGCGACACCGCACGGGTGTGATAATCATAAGCGGCGATGGAGCCACAACTGGTGAATGCTTCCGGGGCGGCAAGAATCCGCTTGCGGTAGTCGTCATCTTCTTCTCGCGCTAAACCGCCGCTTGGCACATCAATGTTGGTGACGGTGATTTCGCCCGCAAAATTGACCGCACTTTTTAGTGTTTTTACGCGCCCAAGCTCCCAACCATTGCCAGCAGTACCGGCTTTATTGCAAGCAGCTTCAATTTCGACGTAAGCGATAAGCGGTGTAATCACATCATCATTCAGTGTAATAAATTCGATTTCATCGCTAACGGCAACGCGCGTACCTTTCGGGATTAAAACTGAGGGGTGATCGCCTGTTATACTAAAACGTAAAATCGTGCGAGCCGGTTTATCCAATAAACGATAACAACTAAAGATTTCCCCGCATAAATCCAAAGCAAGTCCCGTGGCGTATTGTGGAAATGTTTGGCGAAAGGCTTCGTTAATACCTTGGCGCGCTAGGCTCTCACGTAGTGCATACACGTTGATAAGTAAACGTTCAATGTGTGCCGGTTGTAAGATTTTGCCGGTACGTTTTTCATACTGCGCAATAGCGTCGCGCAAAATGCTTTCTACGTTATCATCAACGACTTTCACATCATATCTATTCATTGGGCGACCCTCGTGGCGTAAATTTCGCGGTACACATCCTCGGTAAGTGACCAATAAATCACAAATTCAAAGTGCGGAGCCGTGCCCTCAACGCCCACAGAATCAATGTTGATGCGCTTCTCCCAACGTTGCAGAGCAAGGGTGATTTCACGCACGATATTCGGCATAGCCACATCTTCCGGTTGGTCGATATATTGGAAGTGGTCACTTCCAAATTCAGGGCGTAACACATCTGTGCCTTTCATTGTCGAAATGATATGGTCAATGCACTGATGAATATCATCAATGCCTTGCACCACTTGAGAATCAAGATGTGGTGCAAGTTGCCAGTGTGTTGTGAGGAGTGTGTTTTGTGTGTTCATAGCCTTGATGATACAAGGCTATAAGAGGGCTGGATTTTAAACTGATTTAAAGATTATGACTGCGCGGCGGAGGTCTGTTTGCCATCGCCTTGTTCAGTGTGCTTATGTTGTTTCAGACTGATATTGTCGGCTTTCACATCACCGCCCTTGGTTTCTAACGACCCGTTAATGGTTGCCGTCGCACCGGAGCCTCCGCCGTTACCTGTCATGCCTTTCATATAGGTTAAGGAGCCACTCACCAGCAGATTGCCGGTAGTTTCGGTTTCAGGGCAATCAATGGTGACTTTCGAAGGTGACTTAATCAGAACATCACCCACGGCAGACACTTCGACGTTGCCACTTTTGCGGTCGTGCTTAATTACCGTGCCGTTAGAAAATTTCTTCATCCAAATGTTACTGTCGCCCGTCGGCGTCGGGTCTTGCGTGTTGTAGATTGCGCCTAAGACGCAACCACCTTCACCTCGCGCATCGAGGAGTAATGCGACCAATTCCCCCACGTCCGGCAGGCAATAAAACTGGTTCCCGCCTGCGTTAGGTGTGAGATACGAAAGCCACGCGGTTTCCAAGTCTTCAAGCGCGGGAATTTTGCACCGCACTTTATGGCTTACTGGGTCAACGGCGGACACAATGCCTTCTTGATAGGTTGCACCAAAATTATGGGTGTTCATTATCTCGCTCCTGTGTTGTCTCACTTACTGCGCTAGTGTTAAGTAAATCATCCGGGATAAATTCCAACATTCGCACTTCAAGGCTTGTGGTGTAACCACTACCCCGCACGATACTGTGACGGGAAGATTTAATCAGGTATTTACCGCTAAAAATACCTAAATTACGCAGGGCAAGCGTACTGCCTGCCACTAATTTCGGATTCCCGATCACCGTGATATTGCCCGCTGTCTGGTCGTCATTTTGTTCCGCTAGTGCGGCATCAGCACGTGCGTCAATTTGCTCTTGCGTCTCACCGCGGGTCACCACTTTCAGCGTGTCACCGCTTGCACTTTGCGCCTGCTTCATGTTTTCGCGAAGTGCCTTGGCTTTTTTGCGTTTTTTAATGACTTTTTTGCCGTTGGCGTCATAACCGCTGACATCCACTTCTTTCGCTGTGTCTTTGATTCGGTCTCGAAGGCTGATAGATATAGTGTCCTGCTCTTCCAACGTCACCACCGCTTCGCTTTTGCCTAATTCATCTTTATCGGTGAAAACCAACTGATCGCCCACAATTTTGAAACTGTGGTGATATTCGCGGGCAAGGCGTGCCAAGAATTCCACGTCGCGTTCTTGATATTGGGTTGCGCGCTTCACCGGGATATGTTTAATCGTACCGACCATTTTCAGTTTCAAACGCCCGGCAATAATGTCGACGATTTGTTTTAGTGTCGTGTTTTCGTAGGCTTTCGGCTTTAACGTGCGGTTTGCCTGAGCAATGCCGGTGCTTAATGCCTTGATTTGGATATAGGACGGATGGTAGTTGTATTCCACTTCGTCAATTTCAAACGCGCCAATGTCGGTGAGCTGTGCGCCTTTGTAGCCGATTGCCGCTTTGAGCTTATCGCCTTGGGTTGGATACCACTGCCGAATCCACTTACCGCTAATGTCTTCAAAGGCAACCGTCAATTCGTCCGATTCGCCCTCTAGATTGTCGGTGTAAGTCAGCTCAAGCAAATGCGGTTCAATATCTGCCGTGATGTTGGTTTTGTCATACAGCATGGAGAAATCAGGCATTGGAACGTTATTCATCACCACCTCTTAGCCATGGCGGCATAGAATCGTTATTGGTCGGTTTAATGTCTAACACCGGAATATATACGGTCGCGCCGGTGGGCAATACTTCGCACAGGCTAATATGCGGATTCGCATTGATAATACGCGCAAATTCCAGCGCATTGCCGTAGTAGTAATAGGCGAGGTTATCCCAGCGTTCGCCTTGTTTAACGATATGTTTAAGGACGGTTTTCTGCATTATCTACCTCCTCATCTTCACGTAATACAATCCATGCAGTCATTTTTGCTGCACGGGCATTTGCTTGCACGCTAAGGTCATCATAAATATCAAAGTGGTTATCTACAGCTGCGCCCCAGCTCCCCCAGTCTGATTGCTCTGTCAAATCCCCTAGCACATTACGAATAGATTGCACCTCACTCATCATACTAGAGATATCGCTGGTGAAACCTTGAGCCTCTTGAACTATTTCTCCAAGTGCAGATAATCCAAAGCGCGCTCCCTCGAATGCTTTACCTAGACCGGTTACATCACCAAAACCCCCTAATGCACTATCAAGATTACCTAGGACACCAGGTAGATAGGCTAGAGCAGCCAAAGGATCGCTTGCTAATTGCTTGATCGTTTGAACTGTGTCCCGGACTTCATTCACAACTGTCATTGCGTTTTTATAAGCTATTACGCCTTTTTCGATAAGGCCTTTCACCCCATTAAATCCTGCCATAAAAGCCGGGGGAAACATCGAACCTAACAATGTTCCTCCGCCTAAATTCAATGCAGCACCAAGTGGATTTTTTTCAATATCTCCTACGAACTCACGTAGACTAATATTCATTTCACGACACAAAGCATTACCAAATTTATCGGTGAATAACGTTGTTGAGGCGATTTCTGTAATCACAAAATTACCTTTGTACTTACCTTGACCAATAATTAGTGGCAATGCCTCTTGGGCTGATTTTGCTGACAGCAATGCTTGATAACGCTGCTCAACTCCGCCTAATTTGTGATGTAAACGGATCGCAAAAGTTAATTCCGTCAGTTTTTCTCCCATAGCTTGCAAGCGCGGTTTGCCTTTTAATACGGCGTGTTCGGCATAATCTGCCGAGTGGGTTTCGTTGAAATCTGTTAAATCAACGGGTTCAAATGCCACATTTCCCAGCATAAAATACATTAATAGGCTCTCCGTTGTTGTTGGTCTAACACGCGTTTTAACATCATTTCGAATTCGCTTAAACTCATCTTTAAGCCCTGTTCAACTTGATTTAAAACGCCGTTTCTATCGCCGCCATTGACATTAATAGTCGGGTTAAAATTAACCATCACACTATTGGCCGCCCCGGTGGTTTGCGGCATGATATCCGCGCGATTAAGCGGCTGATAATTGGCAAGAACGCCAGTGTTATGGGTCACACCATTTAGCCCCACAGCCCCTGCAAGGTTATCTGACGCAGCTTCTGCGATGGATGTTGATTTATCCATCCCAATCGCTAGCCCCTCCACAACATTCACACCATAGCCTTTAAAAACTCGGCTTGGCGAATGAATACCCAGCTTCTCGGCAAACCACCCCTTAATGCCGTCGCCTAAATCGGAAACGATTTTTTTCGCTTCTTCCCAGGCGTTTTTAATACCGTTCACTAATCCGTCTATCATATTTCTGCCAAAATCCATAAACTTAGCCGGCACATCAATTCCGAACCAGGAAAGAACAGAAGAAAAGACTTGCTGAAATAAAGCCAAAGGCGACCAGCTTAGAATGGTCGATGTGATATTGCCGATGCCGGATGTGAAGAAATTGCTGATATTTGTCCAGGCAGTTG